GGCCACCCGGTGGCATACCCGTAGGTGATGCCATGTTGTCTACCATACCCTGTTGTGCTTGAGGTGAATCCATTCCACCACCTATAGATTCTTCGGCAAATGCGGCGGCGGCTTCCCCGTCTACCTTGTCATCGCCAAGTGTCATGTAAGCATCAACGGCGGCTATCAGGGCATCTCCCTGTAATTTCTCCAGTTGTTTCTCGTCCTGTATCTGAATTATCCCTGCTTCCATGCCTACTTCTATAAGAAGATTTATAACTTCAGCCGCGACTGCTAATAGAATATCCCTAGAGATATCAACTTCAGCACCACGAGCCACCACAACCTGCATATGAACAAGTTGTCCAGCAATCTTCCCAATAGCCTCAGAAGGTTCACCCTCGCTCATCTTTTGTATAAGAGCCTCTTGAACCTCCGGGTCTAAAACAAAATCCTCAATGTTAGACATTACGGACTGCGCTTGTTCATTCTCTTCCGCTGTAGCGGGTGTTGTATGTCCTTGTCCGATCATGACACTATCTCCTGTTGAGAAGAGCCATACTCTCTAGTGGGTCGCGTATCTATTGCTGATGATCTACCTCTGTTTGCTTCTGGTAGAGGGCCAGTTTTAATTTGCCTAGACCTACCGCGAGGCGCTGTGTATCCTGCACCTCCGCCCCGTCCACCGGGAAGGTTACCATGATATCGTCCCGCAAGTGCATCATAACCGCCGGGAGCAAAGCCTCCAACGTGCGCTCTTCTATGAGCCAATTTCTCGTCTGTGTCATCGAGCATTGCAAGAATGGTTTTAAGCACGTTGCTCGTAGTCCACATAGCCATACCGGGATTTTCAGCCCACATCTTTTTATACGCTTCCCAACCCTTTCTACCTAGCTGGGCCAACTTACCCCAAAAATCATTCCTTACTGCTGGATCAAGATGTGACATCCCCCCGTATTGATCAGCACGGAATACGTAAGGATTTCTCCCACCATATGGAACCGTAGCCTGTGAAGGGGCTGTAGGCACTCCCCCCATTACTTGATTAGCGGCGGCTTGGTTAACTGAAGCAACATCAGTTCCAGTGGGAAATCTAGTGGTAGAGCCTATACCACCGGGAGCGCTGTATGAAGTGGATTCTGCAAGACCGGGATACGCAGGGCTTGCACCACCTAACGCAGGATCAAAAGTTGAACCTTGTAAAAATGGGGGTGTATTAGAGCCAAATCCTGCGGCCTGTGCGGGAGAAGATAAGGAATCTAGAACCCCCTGTGTCATATCTTTCCAACCAGCATCAACCGCTTGATAAGTAGGTTGCATACGAGCGCTGATTTCAGCAATAGAGTCAGTCGCCCAACCACCGGGTGGTGCGCCACTGGGCAATCCCATACCATCCCCTATAAGCCCAGCACCTGCGTCGGCTACAGTTGAAGCAACGTCTCCTACCTGTCCGATCATTCCAGTGCTGGCTTGATCTAATCCGGGGAGAGCGGTGGCTGTAACAGCTTGTTCTGCTCCAAGACCAGTAGTAACTGCGTCTGCTCCAAGGGTTGCAGTTTCAGCCGCTCCAAGAGCCGTAGTTTGAGCACCAGCCATAGCGGTCATGTCTGTTGCGGCAGTCGCCGCTTGAGATATAGTCTGTCCTTGACCTACCCCAGTCACCAAGGATTTACCCCAGTTCGTAATCTGAGGCCAGCCTCCAGCTTGAAACCCCGTCATATACCCATAGCCGACATAGATAGCGGCGGCTACGAGCAAGATGGGTGCTATTTTCTTAAGTGCTTTCCCTATTCCTTTTATAGCCTTTCCTATAGATTTAACTATTCCGCCCATCTATGCCTCCTTGGGGAAAAATAAAACTGTCACCAATTTTTATCGCACCCATCCTTTCATATAGTTGTCTTGTTCTATTCATATCACCGATACCAGACGTAATTCCTAGGGTAATTTCTGCTACACCCTTGTTCATTCTTGCCCACCGTATATAAGCACGGAGTAAACTACTGCCCCATCCTCTGCCTTTATCTGTGACATAGAAGAACAGGTCAGTAGACTGTTTCTTTCTTGAGTACCACAATTGATGGGTGACTCCGATGAAGACACCCTCGACTGATCCAGCTACATCTACCACATTAACTTGATGTTCCGCAGACAGGATACAAATTTGGAGATTCTTCCAGAGAATCTTATCGTCTAGGGGAACGTCCTTGGAGACGGATAACTGGTGTGCTTCTTTGCAAACTTTTATTATTTGTTTTATGTCACTGGTCTTAGCGACTCTAATCATTAACCTTCGCCACCAGTATCGTCATCATTCGTCACCAGTATCGTCATCATCATCGTCATCGTCATCATCGTCAGGGGCATACTTATCTTTCCACTTTTTTATCCATTCAGAGGGGTTAAGATTATTATCCCCAAATACCATATCCCAGATAAAGGCGGCGGCTTCTGCATTGTCTTCAATGTTTGCAAATATTTCAGCAAACTTTACCTTAAGCCCTTCTATCCCTAAGAACTTCTGTATATCTGCTACATACTTAGCGCTTTGGAATCCTACGTCAGTCCCGTAAAGTTTTGTAGCTTGGTCTACGTCAATCCCATAGATTTTCACGGCCTCGTCTACAGTAATAGCATGTGATCTCAAAGCCTCTTCTACGTCAATCCCATATATTTTTGTGGCTTCTTCTACATCAATTCCATAGGTCGTTACATCAGCCGCTAACTGAGCCTTCCACCTATTAGTAATGTCATTAATAAGGGTGGCCTGAATCTGGTAACCCCCAGCAATATGGGATAGAGTTTCCTGAATAGCACCTGCAAGCCTTGTTTTCATCTGATCATAGTACGCGGTATTACGTAGCGTTCTATGTCGCTCAAGCATGAGTGCGTCAGCCATTGCAATTGGGCCAGCAACTTTCATTATCTCGCCCATCATGGCCTCTTGTGTTCGAGGCCCACGATTACCAAACCTTCTAGCCATGGCTTCAGCCGCTTGTCTAAATAAAGGACTTCCCTTGTCTATAATAGAAGCTATTCTATTCTCGACTAACTCGTCATCCTGCACCTCTGCAAGAGTTATTCCTACAGGAGTGGGGTCATAGTCTCTATAGCCCTCGTGCGCTGGCCCCGCATAATCTGGCCTTTCCTCTGCATCTGGAGTGACTATCTTGTCAGGAGATACATAATCATCAACTCCTTGATAAGTACCCGGCGACGTATACGTATTAGTTGGCGGCGTTACACCATGCCCTACTCCCTGCCCAGTAGTAGGGTCTGTATTAGTATTGACGGTAATAACAGTACTTGTATCTGTAGGAGTCCAATCCCTAGCTATTGAACGTGCTCGACCACCGTAAGTTCCTGTGCTCCCCCCTTCTTTTTCCCAGTGATATTGTCCAAACTGTTCCTTTGTTGGATTAGCCCCAAGGACACTACTCCAGTAATTATACTGATCTCCCGCTGTTTTATTCTCAATTTGTTTCCATACGTTTCCTAAATCTGCGTATCTATCTACATATTCCGACCAACTGATATTAGCCATTACATTCCCCCTGCATCATCGCTTCAACCCCCTGTCGGAATACTGAACTACAGCACCCTGCAACGTAACTGGTTTGTCGTATATAGATGTATTTTTAATAAGGATTCCCATGTTTTCTCCAACACCTTGTATTCGCGCCCTAGCTTTATCAACTACTGCTATTCCTAAATTAGGATTACTCACATCATCTACATTCCATTCATCGTCGGTTACTGTAATATCATAGACAGTTGCCGTTGGAACAGTTGCATCCCCATAGTTAAAGTCTGGGTATATATTTAGTGTAGTACTTGTATCAGCCGCCAATTCAAGGAGAATCTCTCTGAATCTCTTCTTGAGTTGCGGTGTTCCATAATGAAAATAAGCAAGTCTGACAAATGCGGCTACTGAACCTCCATCATATGAAGTTCCAGAGTCTAATCTCCTAACATAACCGTCATCGAATCCACCATATAAAACCTCGTCTCCATTAGAATCTTCTGTGGAACAAGCGCAAATAATTTGATCCAGCATAGTAAATGGAAGTATCCCTTCATTCTTTCCATTAATAAAAGTCATGGCAATGCCAGTCTTATCATCAAAGTACAATCTATATTGATTCTTTTCTCTTACTCTTAATGCGGTCTTAATACGAGCCTTATATTTCTGTATTAAAGGATCAACCTTTTCAGAGATAATGGATTGTTTAAAATCACCGTAGTTAAGAGTCGAACCCAGTGAAGTCAATCCCCTATCATCTAGGAATATAGTCGTATGTATTTTTTGAACTGTGCCGTCAACCGCACCAGAACCAGTATAGAACGTCGTAAGATTCCAATCATCCCTACTTTTTCCATACAAAATGTAAGTAGTGTTTCTTGCGAATACTGCCAGCGAGTCTTTTGATTCAACATTTAATCCAGTAACGCCTTCTCCAACTATAAGTTCTGTGGAACCCATCGTTGTGCTCATGATGGTTGGCAATTGAAGCGCAGAACTAATAAGAGAGCCATTTGTATAGCCCAAGAACAAATGATTCTTGTAAGCCTCTACATAACTTGGAGTGTCATCAGAAGATATACCTGTTCTTATTTTTGTGAAATTAGTTCCATCGAATTCAAACGCATTATCTATTCCATTAGCACCATACATAGTTTGTATTCCCTCTTCACCCTCGAAGTTGAAATTAACAAAATCGTAAGTACCTCCGGGTTGGAGTGTTTGTGCATATTGAGTACCGTAAGCATACGCTAAGGTTTTTGATGATGGTTCAGCCACCCCGTTCACATCCGCCCTAGCCGCGCCATAAACTAGTATTGATTCACCATCAGTCCACGTACCAGTATTACCAGTTATGGATAGAAAACCTGCCGCGTCGTCAGTAGCCCAGCCTCCAGACGCAAGAGTGATAATCTTTACTACAGCAGTTTCACCGGAAGTAGAACCAGTTATAGTATCTCCTTGCAAAATTTCTACAGTACCAGCATCAAAAGAAATGGTTGGAGTACTTAATGTTTCATCGGTAACGAAAGTTCCTGTTACATCTGAAAGAACTACAGTCCCTTCCGCACCAACATCCCAGTTACCGTAGTATGTAAGACCTGTTATAGTTCCTTGAGCGCCACCAGCGCCAGTGAGTAAAGACCCTATAACCATTTCACCATTGCCTGTAGTGGCATCAAAATTCAAGGCTGTACCAAGGTCTATCTCTGTCCAGCCAGCAGTTGTGGCCTTATACATACCCGCCGTAACATTACCTGTTTTATTCCTGAAAGCATAGAGATTACCTAAGTATCCCCATACACCAAGAACATTACCCTCGCCGGGAACTACAGTTATAGTTTCCCTCTTTTCCTCAATACGTTCTTGCAGTTCAGTAACTAGGGTAGAATCGGCTGTGGCATCCCTTAGAACTGGAGGCCCATGTGCAAGGCACGTTGCATACAGCCCCATTATCCAACCCTAAAGACTGATAACTGACCATAATGCATTTGGAAATTCTCAGAGTTACTTGCATGTCCGTTCTTAACTTGGGCAAGGACATCTGTATAGTCGGTATGTCCTGTAGTATCAATTATTCCAGAAGCAGACACCATATTCTCTAAGGTAGCCACCACTCTTTGAACCGCGCAATCATAGCCGGGGTATACCACAGAACCTGCGTCTGCCTGAGTTGCAATTCTGAACGTCCATATTACTGTATCTGTTCCAGTCTGTGCGAAACTAATGCCCAGATTAACCATGAAGAATCCTTTGTCATATATCCTGATCCTATCATTAGCAAAATCTGCATCTGTTCCTACGGTTGTAGACGTTACGCTTCCTGTATCATCAGGCCCATTAGCCCCAACTGAATCAGCATTCCAATCTATAGTTGCTGTTGCTGTTGATGCTACCGCCTGACTTGCTGGTGTTCCCGCTGGTGATTTTATAGTTCCATATCCACCCATACCAGATTCCACGAACTGCCTAACCATCTGGGCTGTAATAGCACCAGTAGTATTATTTGCAAAACTAGTACCAGTTAAAACTGATCTTTCTTTTCTTAAAGCTGTTGGTGTTCCCATTAGCCAAACTCCACATTGAATGAAGCGCCAAATGCGCTATCTGTATTTAGAAAAAATATAGTCTCTCCGTCCTCAAGCGTTCCGCTTGTAACAGTAAAGTAAATGTATCCTTCAGCATCGTTATCTATAAATGCTCCCGCCGCTGTAACTATCTGTTCCACAGTTACAACTAGAACCTGACCTATAGCCCCGCTAGTTTCTCCTTTTACCGTACTACCAACGCGAGGTATCTGAAGATCAAATGCTATACCGTATGCACTATCAAAAACAGAATCTTTTGCGCTACCAAGGGTATATGGTATTCTGTAATAAACTATTGCAGAAGGTAATCCAGTACCATCATCCCTCTCATATCCATCGAACCTTCTATAGCGCCCACGAATATCAACTTCAAAGTTATCAGCGGCAATACATTCTCCCGGCTCTAAAGAGAGAGCCGGAGTAATAATATTTAATCCACCAGAAAATGGAAAATACTGGGAAGCTACAGAAGTCTTTGCTAGTTGTCTCGCTAAAGTCATTCAGGAACCACCGTATAATTAGCTAAATCCTGAACCAATGAAAACCTTCTATTCCTTTGGCCCGGAAGTTGGTCAGATTCCAGTTTTAATAGAAGATCAGTAAACTCCGCAATAGAGCCAGATAAAACTTCTGAGGCATCATTCTGCTCTGCGTAATAAATCTTAGCTCTAGCAATTATTATCCTGTGAAATCTTACTGGGATTACAGATACATCAGCGGCGGCTGATAATTCAGTTGGTGTTGCCCAATACTCTGAGGTAAGAGCAGTCGTAGAATCAGGAGTTGGATAAATATCCATTACATTATCTGGCTTTACACTAAAAAATTCTGGTGTTCCAGTAGCAACAGTGCCGTATTTATAATCTTCCCTGTATTGTAGCCATGGCACAAATGCCAATGGTTGCCAACCTTCAGCAGTAGGATTATAAACAACAGAATCTGTATTCCATTGAGCAAGATCAGTTGGAGACGTTAGCGTAGAAACTCCCGCAACTGGAGTAAGTGTTGCCTCTGACCACAAAAAATCCCAGTTAAACCACATGCGTTGTATATCTAGGTCAGCATCCTTTATATATCTGACAATATCCTTTTCCTCTTCAGGAGTTGGCGTAACAGTAGACGGCCCTGTTCCGGGTATGCCTACGTCCCTCGCCATGTCTTGACATAATTCTATATAGGTGCTCATTTTAGATTTCTCATTATATCGTCTACTACTCTGTCAGGTTTAATATTAGCGGCGCACAATGCACCACCGCTCTCTTCATCTCTGTTACAAGTAGAGAATCCAAAATGCAGTTTATGACAGGGAAAGCAAGGACAATCTTCCGGCTCAAAAGCAGTAGTATTTATCCAGTGTTTTGTTAAATTCTCATTAGACGAGTGGGATAGGAAAACACATTTATGGTTCGGTAACATACTCGCCGCATTTAAGACGCCTGTCTCTGGCCCTACCACAACATCACAATGTGGTAATAGCGAGAGAGTTTTTCCTATAGGTATTTTTCCAGACTTAAGAATTACACGTTTTTCTTTTTCCCAACCAACTTCCAATAATTGGCAAAGATGATCTCCAACCGTGATTATAGAAACGTCTTTTCTCCTTAACAAAAGAGCGGCAATTACATTGTCTGTCCATGGATACACCTTATGGACGGAAGAACCAGACAAAGACCACAAAACAAGATGCCTTGTCTTTATTTTCTTTCTCTGTTTCTTGGCCCAACTTTTATCTAGAGGTGATGGATAAAAAACAGGACTGTGTTTAAACTCTATATCTGCAATCCTGTGAGTTTCCTCAAGATAATTCTTATCACATAACTCATGTACTTCTTCTTTTGATAAGTTATATCCTTCACTAGCTTCGACTCTAACTTTTTCCCCATCTACTTCAACATCTCTTGACGGGTTTAATAGAAGGCGTCCCTCAACTGATTCAGACAATTGTACAAACCTATCAAAACATTCTGACATTTTCTCCCAATAATCTTTAAGTTTAAAGTTATTTATTTGGTTATCTTTTTGC